TCTATTTCCTGTGCCACGATTACCTCTGCTACCGTCGCCCCAGGTAATTTTGAAATTAGAATCTAGTCCAACTTGCTTTTTAAGTTTGCTTACATCAACAGTACCCTTCAATCCACGCATGATCTTACAACTTTTACCTGCGTTAGTCTTTGGGTTAAATGCCAATGCGTCTTCTATACCATAGTGCTTCTTAATATGGTTATAGAAATGAATGATTGGACCTCTGTACTTCTTATCAATACTGCTCCCTGCAAGAGCTCTCATCTCAGAGGAGTTTTTAGGTATGCTATTGAATGCCATAAGAAAACCTCCCGTCTAACTATTTAGATGGGAGGTTATTGAGGTAGTCTTTTTCATTTTGATAAGGATGTTTTTTGCCAGACCAGATTTCATAACCTTCTACGAGATCTGGGATCAACCACTGGTCCACCCGATAGCAATACTTCCAGTTGGCAGGTTGAATACAATTCATCACGACAACTTGGAAGAATGCTACCAAGTGGATCCAGAAACTATACACCGTATTTGGTCCAGAGTTTACGAATGTTCTGGGTGATAGGCATACCGCTGGAGTAGGTCTCTAGCAGTTCTCCTGTCTCTTCATCAATGATAATAAGAACAGGTGTGGCAGTGATGCCATACTTTCTTGCGATCTCAATGTTCTCTTCTGGAATTGGATCATCACTAAAATCTTCAAGATAAACTTCTTCAATGAGTTTAGTACGCTCATCATTGAGAGCATTGAAGTATCTCTTTACCAGACCACAAGGACCACAAGAGTCCTTGGTAAACAGAATAAATCTAGTCTTCATCGATCACCTGCCTTACGATTTTCAGAATAGTAAGAATCAAAGGTTCCTTCAGGATAACGCTTAGACAACTTACGAATGTTAGTGTCTAGAACTTCTTCCATACTGATACCTAGTGCTTGAGTAGCTTGTGCCACATACCACATGATATCACCCAACTCAATAATAAGATGCTCTCGGTTGTCGCGGTTCCAAGGCTTACCTTGGAATACCATCTTCTTAATGATCTCAAGGAACTCACCACCTTCAGCATTAATCCCAACGCCACTAGTAAGGAGACGCTCAATATTGGCACCCTCACGATCCAACTCGCCAATACGATCAGCGAAATCAACAAAGTTCGTTGAAGGTTCTGAAGTAACCTGAGAAACAAACTCTTCATACTTACTAAAATTAATCATACATTCCACTCAGCAAATTTAGATAAACGGTTTTGTGTTTCGGAAAATTGTTGGAAGTCCTCACCAGGATCTTCATCGTTGATGCCGATTGCAGAAGCATCATCAGCAACATCATACAACCTCATTTTGGATCTGTCAATTCCCACCATGAATTTTCGTGAGGTAACAAGGTCTGAGTATCGGTTCTTAAGTTGTTTGACCATGATGCGACCCTGTTGTTCCAACTCCTCAGTAGAGATAAGAGCGAACATAAAATCAGCAGTGGCAGGAAGACCAAAAGACTCAGAAGTATCGGTAAGATCTGGATCACTATTGCCATAACCACTACGAGTGGTCTGAGTAGCACTAATAATAGGGACGTTGCATTCCACAGCAAGACCCCGAAGCTCCTCAGCAATCGCTTTAACATACGTGTAACTGTTGACAATAGCACCTTTGTACCTCATACTTGCACAGATATTAAGATAGTCCACGAAGATAAGATCTGGTTTGAAATCTTTCTTCAACTTGAGATCACTAAGCAGTGCCTTGAAATGACCAGAATGGGCAGATGCTGTTGGATATTCCTTGATGATAAGTTTGCCTCTAGTCTTTCTAGCAATCTCATTTACTTTGCTAGTAAAAAGAACTTCTGGCAATTCAACAATATCTTTGACGCCTACATTCAGAAGGTTTGCGTCAATTCGTTCAGCAATTTTTTCCTCTGCCATCTCACATGTAATATAGAGTACGTTGTACCCTTCTGTGAGTGCGGCACCAGCGCAATGGCACATGAATAGAGACTTGCCGACGCCCGTTCCAGCAAGAGCGACATTGAGAGTCTTGTTAGAGAGACCACCTTTGGTAATGAAGTTAAACTTCTCCAAATCAAATGGGACTTTCTCTTCTTTTCTGTGGTAAAACTCATATCTGTCTGTTGCTTGTTCTATGTAATCGTGTCCGATGTGTTCATCAAACGAAACCGCCAGGGCTTCTTGGAGAATTGAGGGTATCGCATCTCGCGAAATCTTTGAATCGCCGCCGTCCGCAATCTTGATTGATTGCATGAGCGCAAGGTATATAGCTCGGTCTTTGCACCACTTTTCTGTGGCGTCAAGTAACCATTCGTAGTCAACCCACTCGTCGGATAGTCCTCGTACTGTCTGTAGCGAATCTTTAAACGATTCATCAGTAAGATCTGTACGATTTTGTAAGTTAATCGTAAGGACTTCTTTAGTAGGAACTTTGTCATACTTAGCAGCGAAGTCAGCAATCTCTTCGTAGATAATTTTTTCATGATAATTCTCATAGTATTCTGCTTTGAGAAATGGAACTACCTTACGATAATACTCCTCATTGTGAATGAGATTTCGTAAGATAGTTTCCTCAATACGTTCAATTGCCATAAGTGAATTCTTGCTTTGCAGCTTCTTCAAGTTTTTCCATCACTTCTTCTGTGAAATACTTCTCTGGATCAGAGAGAATAGACTTAGGGTAAACAGTAGATTCACCAACAACGATCCGATTCCCCCTCCTGGTGAAGACTCCATATTTCTCACCCAACTCCAATAGTCCGTAATACTTGTCAAGTCCACGGTCGTCAAAAAATAGACGAGTCTCAATCTTACTGCCCTCCTTGGTTAGACGTGATTTTTTCGCTTCACACTTAATGATGTTGCCCACCAGTTCAGTGCCATCTTTCTCCTTCTTCTTACCAAGATAGATGATAGTAGATGCAGCATACTTAAGACCTGTACCACCTCCCATCTCCTTTGCAGGGACATAGGAACCAATCACATCATATGTATGGTTAGTAACGATCATAGGCACTTGTGCTTGACCCAGTTTGAGTGTAAGCACACGAAAGGCACCTTTGATAAGTTGTGATTTAGTCATGTCACGAACTTGTTTGTCGTTAGAAATGTCTTCCATCTCCTTAGAGGTGGAAAGCATACCCAGAGAGTCTAGCACGAACATCATAGGTTGACGTTCTTCTTTAGGTTCCTTCATGTACTTGTCAACGATGCGACAAGCTTGTGTCCTAAACTCCTCAATCGTAGCAACAGGAAACAGAACCATACGTGAACTGTCAATACCACGCGACTCAATCATGTCACGGGAAATGGCGGATTCAGTCTCAAAGTAAATGACGCCACCTGTAGGATTAGCAGCAAGGAAATTACGAACGACGCTGAGAGCAAAAAAAGTCTTACCAGTGCTTGATTCTCCTGCCAAGGCTGTAACTTTGTTGGAAGGAAGACCTCCAAACAACGAACCACTAACCAAGGCGTTAAAGATATAACTGCCAGTATCAACGTAATTAGTAATGTCGCCAGCAGCAATTCCTTCGCTAACCAAACCAGCAAACTCGTTTCCACTTTCTTTAATTACGGTGTCTAAGAATCCCATTGATCTACTCGTTCCTCATAAAATTGTACATAATTATACTGGTCTCGCATGAGTTTTGCAAATGCGAGAGCAGTGTTGTAGTCTTCAAAGCACTTAATGTCCTCTGGACCAACCTGACCCACAACATGATTAGTCCATGTGACTACAAAGATTTTCTTGCTCATGAAAAGAAACTAGAAATGGTGATGGTTTTCTCGTGGGTCCAACCAATACATTGTAGCACGTTTTTGAGCGGTTCGAGAAATGATTTCTCAAACTGTGTCTGATAATCCACATACTTCTCAATACCAAACTCCTTCGGTAGATCACCAAAGAAGCTGATCACATTCTCATGCAACGGGTTTGGTGTTTTGAGGTACATGAATTTGATCTTCTCACCTTCCTGGATGAGAGGATGTTTGTTTTCTACCTTGTATTTTTTCA